AGGAGCTTCTTTCGCTTTTGTCGCTTCAGATGATTTTCATATCTAAGCGAGATTGGTTTAGTAGTATTACTCATAATAGTTGGAGTGATTACGAACCACTCCTTCTACAAAGTCAATCACTTTGTAAATAAGTTTCCTGCCGTCTCTGTTACCTTCCCCGATAGGACTAAAGATTTTACTTGAGAATAAACTGTTGATTTGCCGATTGAGAACTTGTCTTTGCAACGATCAACCAATTCTGCTTTTCTTATACCTGAAGGCATCGCTTCGGAAATAACATCAATAACTTGAGAGCCTGTGACTTTTTGATTTGGTTTCTTTAGTCGGTTCGCATCCAAGTCTTCTCGAATACTAAACAAAGGAAAGTCCCACTCGACAACAAAAGGTTCAACTCCTGCAAAGTTTCGGAGAGCCGAATGAACCGAAAAACAATTCTGTTCTTCGTGAGCAGTCAGTCCGAGAATTGTGTCAGGGTCTCTTGCAAATACTCCTGAACCTGAAACTCGATCCAAAGGGTCTTTGTCTGCTTGGTTGCCTTTGGAGTAGTGTGCTGCAAATGCAACTGCTGCTCCTGTCTTCTCAACAATAGCTTCGACTTCATTCATTAGTTGTCCGATGTCTCCTGCCGAGTTTTCGTCTCTCCCTGCTAGTCCTTTATAAATTGGATCAATAACAATTAGAGAAGCTCCGTTGTCGAGTCTTTCGTCCAAAGCCTTCAGGATAACACTCAAGTCATTTGAAACTCCTCTGAGTGACCATATCTTGAGATTCTTCGGAGGCTCGGTATTCATAGCTTTGCAAACAGTTCTTACTCGCTGAAGAAAAAATTCGTGAGCAACCTCGAAGTTGATAAAGATAACATCTTGGTCGGTTGCGATTGTTTCTTTACCGAACCACTTCTGACCTGTTGCGACTGCGATTGCCATATTCAGGAGAGTCCAAGTTTTGTAAGACTTTGAGCCTCCTCCTAATATTATCTTTGTCCCTCGATGAACTAAGCCATCAATCAACACAGGATAACGCATTGTAATTCGCTTGTTTAAGTCTTCAGGAATCTCAGAAGCCGAAGTCCATATCGGGAGAGCAGAAGCAACTTCTTCTCTTTGTTCTTCTACGGCTTCAGATTTAGCTTCAGGAGTCTTTCCATATCTATCGAGTCCATTCACGCTCGGAGCATCTCCGAAGCCTTGAGAGGCTAAATCCTTGCAAGCCTCCTTAAAGTTTCCGTTGTGTTCAACGATTGTATATAAGGCAAAAGGAGAATAAGAAGATGAAGCATCCAAAGGAGTTGCGTTATCTGAGAAGCAGTAGAACGAACCATTGCTCCAAAGAGTTCCTGAGATTCCTTGGTCTTTGTTCGGTCTTGTGCAATAAGTCTTCTCGGCATCGCCTCTGCCGATTTGCCAACCAAGTTTCCTAAGTATTATTGCAGAGCGATCTCTCGCATCGGGAGCTTGATTATATTTGTCTCCAACTCTCTCGCCTTCGCCTTTTTGAATCGGTTCAGGTTCTCTTGGCATTGCGACAGGAAGCTCGACTGCATCATCGCAATAATGAAGTTGAGGATCGTAAGACAGGAAGCAGAGTCTTGAGACATCTTTTCCACTTTCGTCAGCTTCTATTCCGTAAACTGTCTTAATATAAGCAGAGGCACTCAGGAAGGCTTCTCGATGGTTTTCAGAATCTTTAGGGATAGCGATTAAGCATTTGCAACCTGTTCCCGATGGAGAGACAAAGCCTGCAATAATATGAGGATCATATCTCATATCATCAACGGCTTTCTGAGGGTTATCTAAGTGGTCGAAGTCTAAGCAAAGGATTCCTGAGTGTTCAGTTAGTTCCTTTGAGCTTCGCTTGGAGAATGTCCCTGAGAACATTGCTGCAGGCAAGTTGAGCTTTGCTTGGCTCGCCTTATCCTTGTCTCCTTCTTTAACTGCTCTCCTGACTTCTTTAACATTCTCGGCAAACTTTCCTTTGCCTTCCCGAATCCATTTAAGGATTGTTTTTAGTTCGTAGTTTTTGGTTTCGACTTTTCTCGCTTGTTCAACAATGGAGATTCTTCGAGTTCCAAATTCATTTGGTTTTTGTTTTCTTTCGCTTGTTCGCATAGTAGTTGTTGATTAATAGTTTTTAATTCATCCAAGTAAAGACTTCTTTTGCTTTTACGCTTATGACTTGAATCTTTCTCTTCAGAGTCTTCTCTGCTAATTTTATAGCAGCCTTCTCTGAAGAAGCAATCTTCATTATCTTCGCCTCCTCCTGAATTGGGTTGATGTAGGTTATTCTCCAAAACTTCAAAGTTTCAGCCTTTGCTTCCACTTTCTATAAGTTGTAACAGGAAGATCATAAAGCTCGCAAGCCTTGCGATAAGATAATCCCTGATTTCTCTTTTCGTTGATTGCTTTTGTTATCCTGATTCGCTCCTCCTTTTCGTAGGTTTTGCGAACAGGTTTGTCATCGCTTTCGTAGGGATTAATTCCCTGTGCTTCTAGCTCTTTGATTCTCTTCATCTCTTTAGCTAGGATTCGAGATGCAAAGCGAACGCAACTGCTCGCCTCTTGTGAATAACTACCACCCATTTGTCTCCTTTATTTTATCTGTGAAATCGCTCCATTTGATGAGAACCAAAGATTCCCTTTTGTCCTGTCTAAAAACAACGGCATCGACTCCGTCATTGATTGCTAAATATAAAGGAAGATGCTTTCTTCTCTTGGCTTGGATTCTGCAACCCTCGACAATTAAATCAACTTCTTCGCATTCGCCTAAAGCTCTTCCGTTGGAGGCATAGGCTCTCTCAGCAGTTAGTCCTTTCGCTTGTGCTTCTTTGACTAGCTCTCTCTCATAGTTGTTTCCTTTTACTTTGCTCGGATGTGTCATTTGCTCCTTCCTGATAATAGTTCTCTAATTTGTTTTGATTCATTAGCTATCTCTTTTTTCTTCTTTTGAATAGCTTTGATTTTCAGCGATAAGAGATTGCTTTCATCTCTTAGAAGTTTGAGTCGAGTTTTAAGCGACTCTTTCATTATTGTTGGATAATTCATTTTTTATTCTTTTTGTTTTTTCTAGTTTTAGACCAATCAATGGAATCATAATTTTCATCATACTTCTTTTGATCATAACCCTTCTTCGGTGTCATTCCTTTTCCCATATTAAGTCCTTGGATCAAAGTTGTGAACATATCTCCAAAGAGCGAGCATAGATAAAAAAGCATCGAACTCTTTTTTGAGTTTTTCAGGGTTGTAAGTTATCACTTCCGTTCTCCCGATTTCGGTTGTAGAAATGTAAATGTTAGCTCCATAAACTTTGTCAAAGCTCCCGAAGCGAGAATAAGCATAGGCTGCAATCTGCATCGGTTGGAACTCATAAGGAGTGACCTTCTGATCTTCCTTAGTCTTTCGAGTCTTGAAGTCGATTACAATATTGCGATCGCCTTGTTTCGCTATCATATCAACTCGCCCTCCGTAGCCGTGTTGATTGGAGACAAGGATTGCTTCTCTGTCTATGTCGTAGAAGTGACTTGCCTCAATGTAATCTAAGACAGGTTTGACATAAGGAATCAATTCTTCAGCTACAGGGAAGCCGTCAAAGCTTTGGTCGATCGCATCGTGAATGCGAGTTCCCAAGTCTGCTGCTTCTTTGACTTCTTGCTTTGATAGTTCTGTGACTCTCTTCAAATAACGCTGATCGCTTTCGTCTGCTCCTTGTGGATTAGACTTGGCTGCTTCAATTGCTTTGTTGAGCTTCCATTGTTCAAGACCTCTCTTCGACATAATGTTGAAGATGCTTGTTACAGAAGGAACGAAACCGAACTTCCTTGCATCTGCAAGAGTTGTTGATCTCTCTCCTCCGTCTTTCTTTTTAATCTTATAGGCAGGTTGGCAGTCGGCTGAATACCAATGAGCGTCTATAAGTTTTGTTGGATCGTCTAGTGTTGCCATAATTTTATTTGTTTAAAAAAGCGTTTCTTGAGCCGTGTCTCTTTTTATTCTTTCAATCGACTCTTTAAAATATTCTTCATCTATCTCGCAAGCCGTAAGATGAAGCCCTGCATAATGAGAAGCAATAGCGATTGATCCTGAACCGAGATGCGTGTCGAGAATCTTGTCTCCTTCATTAGCGTAGTTTTGAAATATCCAATCATAAAGTTTGATCGGCTTTTGAGTTGGATGGATTGTTCCATCTTTTAATAATGCAACTCGATTTATTACTTTAACTCTAGTTGGCTTGTTGAATGAAGAAAAGGCAAGCTCGCAATCTGACATTGTTAATCCGTGTTGACCTTTGTCCCATACAATCCAACCTTTCGAGCCTTTGAACAAATGCTCAACAAAATAATTCGCACCCCAAATGATTTGATTTTTACTGACCCTAAAAAGTTCTTTAAAATAATTAGAGTTGGGAATATTAGAATCCCATCCTTTTTTCTTGTGTCCTTTTCTATCAGACTTCTTTCCTTTAATTGATTCTTTTTGACCATCAACTCCTATTCCATAAGGAGGATCAACTACTGCAAGATCAAAGTGATTGTCTTCGTATTGCGACATCAATTCCATATTGTCGCAACATCTGATATCAAGTAGTTTTGTTTTGTATTCCATAGTGAGTAAAATAAGAGCGACTCCGTATTGAAGTCGCTCTTGTGTTTAATTAGAAAGGACAGTTGTCATCTCCGTCTTCAGGAGACCAAGCGTTTGGAGAGGAAGCGACTTGTGCTTCAGGAGTTGGCTGAGAGCCTGCTCCGAATTGCTCAACAGGAATCACTTGTGGAGTGAAATCGTTGAGCGATGTTTTAGGAGAAGAGATGTTCGCAATGAATGCGTAAGTCTTACCAAGTTGAGAAGTCTTCTGCCCAACTTTGATGACTGCACCTTTACTCTTTAACTCGCAATAGTCCCATCCCATTTGAGGAGCTTTGCCTAACCAATCGGATAAGAACTTGAAGAGTTTAGATTTAGGAGAACCTGAAATCTTCATTTCCCAAGTTTGAACCTTGTAGAGTTTCCCGTCCTTGCCTTTGAATCCAAAGAGGAATCGAGTAACATCAATTTCCTCGGTTTCTTCGGACTGATACTTTCTTCGAGTCACTCCGAACTCGTCTTGAATATCAATACAGGTTGCGACATAATCGCCTTCAGGAGCAAGCTCCTCGGTGTCGAATCCATTAGAGGATTCTGTTTGTTGCTTTAATATAGCCATAGTTTTTTAATTATTGGTTTTATTGTTATAGTGTCTGATTAGAATGCTTCGGATTTGTGCCGAAACAGATCGCTCTTCAGATTGAGCTTCCTCCGTTATAAGTGATAGGAGAGAATCGTCAACCTTCAAGCCGATGTAATTAACTTTTTTTGCCTTTGTTGGCTTTGGTTTTATTTTAGTGATGTTCATATGTTATTGTTTTATAAAATTAAATATCGTTTGAGTAAAGCAAATTTATTGTAGGATTTGAAATAAAGCAAAGAGCGATTACTTGAGTGGATTGATCTTCAGAATAACCTTTCTCGACTAATAAGTTTGAGAGCTTCCTGAATGAATAGACTAACTTCCCTTGAGAGTCTAAGCCTACAATTGCAGAATCAAATCCATCAAGCAATCGGCTTGATTGATTTGCTTCTTTAATGTACTGCTGAAAGTGGTTGATCTTCATATTTGAAAATGACCTTGCCGTTTGCGAGTTTGTGTTCTCCGAACTCAACAAGCTTTGCTTTGACCTTCGCCCAATAAGCATCGGTTGAAGAGCGTTTGTAGCCATAGAGTCCCCCGTTGTGAATGCGAGCAATGTCTTCAGCCGTTACATCTCTTCCGAGTCGTTCAGGAGTCGCATAGCGAGCCATATAAGCTTTAAACATTTTGATCGCCTCCTGATGGTTGAAGGCATCGTTGTGAATCCAACTGATCCCTGCGTGTTGTCCTGCATCAATGCAGTAGGCTTGATGGATTTGCAAGATTCCGAAGGCTTCCCCATTGTCTCCAATGGCTTTAGGATCGCCTCCTGATTCTATCATAATAATTGCGAGTATTAATTTGTATGGTATCATAATTTAAAAAGTTTTTGATTCTGCCTCCTGAATGATTTCTGCTCTTTGATTTTTTGTTAGCTTTGGGAAGTCTTTTCTGTCTTCGTCAAAGATTCTTGTTTCGTATCCATTGAACTCGGTTGAAGTGCAAGAGTGACCTTCGTTGTCGAACTCTCTCCAAGTTGAATAGTTTGCTTTTACTTCGATTGTAAAGAGGCAGTCTTTGCCTCTGATAGTTTTTGTAACCTCAACGATTTCCGTTTCGGTGTCTGAGAATAAGTGTTCTGCTGATAGTGCCATA